GTCCTAATGACTCACGGAAATGAAGAACAGATATAAAAGAGAAGTAGGGTGCTCTCGCAATAACTTCTAATACCCAGAATCTTTGGAAGTCTCTACCTCTGTAAAGAAAATCCAAGATGTATATTGTGGTGTCTAAGACCCAAGTGTTAAATTGTTTCATACCCAAGCATAACGTGAAAATAAAAGAGCAACACTAACTGTTCCAAACAAAATACATGATGACCTGATTGGTAAATCTTTCATTTAACTTTATTAAACTACCTATATTATATAGGTAATTTTACTTATCCGTGGTTCTGTAACTTCTCTAATTGTGTTGATGCCGACATACTGGGTACGTCATATAAACCATTTGCATCAAACCATGGTGCGGTTTCCCAGTCAAACCCTTCTCCAAATGTATTATCTGCCTGCTGTACATACCAATGACACTGGGCATCAGGTATATCTACTGCACAAACTGCCCAGTCATCTGTCCATTGTGGAACCTGTACATACAATACTGGTACATCAGCATATGCAACCTGTGTCATACCTAACATAAAGGCAAGTACGACTGACCATGTAAAAATTCTAGGGATGTGTCTAACCGACGGAGGGTGACCTTTTCCTCGGTACACCTCCATCACATCGTGATAAGAGTAATTCATATTAGCAGTTCCACGCTCGTAGTGATTTATTTATACGAGAGTCAGGGTCACGAGCAGTTTTTGCTGATGTAAGTTTTCGTTTCATGCCTTTCATTCTAGCACAGAAACTTGCTCTACGCTTATTACCTTTCTTCTTGCTTGGTGCTTTTAAGTCAGAACCAGGATTTGCCCTTTCATAAGACTTTCTCCCTTTCTCATTTAAACCACCAGATTTGTTCTTACCTTCCTTTCTCTGCCATGCTTCTTCCTTCATCATTTTCTTTTCCTCACAAGTTTTCTCAACACACATCTGACACTTCGGGCAATACTTTTTACCGTCAGGGCAGTTGGATGCTTCTTGTAAGTACTCTTTAAATGATAGAATCATGATCGTTTAGCACAATTCAATTCATGTTTTTCCATCCAAGTTCTTGGACGTGCGTGACCTAACGGTGCAGTTAGTCCACAGTATTGGCATTCATAAACGCCATTGTCATTTCTTTTTGCCATAGTGATAAGTTGAGTTAGGTTTAGTTTTCTTAGGTAGTTTACCGCCCCTTACTTTGGTTGCGGATGTTTCACCTTCACCAGAGGGGTTCTTACCTTTCTTTACTTCTTTGCCGAGGTTGTATGACTTGCCAGGTTTCTTAGATTCAGTGTCATGTAATCTAGCGGGTTTCCCTGCCTTCTTAGTAATCACTGATTCCTGTCCATGCTTACGTCCTAAACGACGTGTAAGTTTTCCAAACCTACGCTTAGACATTCCCTTGCCAGGACTTGTTTGGTAGGATACTTCCCTACCAGTAGATCCATCATCATACTTGTAACTACCGACTGATTTTTTATAACCAATCCCTTTCTTTTTAAGATCCTTTTCGAGACTCTTACGACTCTCTCGGTTCTTTTTTTCGTCTGTACCTCTGTCTGCTGCAATACTACCAGTAGTCTGGTTTTTTGCTTTTGACATCATACGAGCACGATCATTTCCTTCTTTGAGGAAATCAGAGAATGACATTACATTCTCTTTCTGCATCTTCTTCTTTTGCCATGAGTCAAGTGCTTGGTCAGGACGTTTGCCCTTTGCCATTTCACTCTTCTTATGTGCTTGGAACTTAGCAGCAGAATCTGCTCTTGCTTTGCTATCAGCAGCATTTTTTGCTGCTAACTTTGCGTTCTTCGCTTTGACCTTATCCTGCATTGCTTGCAACTTAGGATTAAGTGCCTCACCCATTATAGCATCCTTTCCGTATTTTTGTCTAATGCTTGCTTTTACCTTGTCTAATGCATTGCCAGGACGCTTCCATGTGTTGCCCTGACCAGGTGTAGCAACGCTTTTCTTTGCTAATGGTTTGATTTTACCATCGTCTCTTAGACGATCATATCCTTCTTCTTTTACAACCTTCTTATATTTTGATAGGGTTTTCACACCACGCTTCTCTTTGTGTGCTTTGTGTCTCTTATCCATTGACACAAGTCTCTCAGCAGGATCAGCAGCATTACCACCCTCACCTGTGTGTCTTACGTTTCTAATAGATGCCTTACCATAGTTAGAACGACCACGCTCCTGACTTAATCTCTGGTTGTCACTATCCTTTTGTCTTTCATCTAATACTTCTACCTCTTCTTTCTTCATCTTCTTTCTTGAAGGTTCATCGTAGTCAGACTTACCGTGTTTCTTTGTACCCCCTAAACCTTGACCTTGATTGTGGTAATGAGATCCACCTTGTCTATCATCATCATACATACTTACTGGTTTGTTCGGTCTATTGACGTGACCTTTATCCTTCTTGACACCTCTCTTCGCTTTGTGAATTTCCCGACGAATAGGACGGTGATACTTGTCACCGTAAGTATCTGATCCACCAAAACTGCGTGCTGATCTATCTTTTACCTTAGTCGCTCTGTCTTTTCCTATATCTCCCTTTGGTGTTTCCTCTAATTCTTCTACATCTTCTTTTATCTTGGACTTCATTTTGTCCGATGCTTTCATGATACCATCATGTCTCTTGTTAATTTTATCAACATTCTTTGGACTATCTGGATCTCCACCTTTTTCTGTTCCACCACTCATTCCATGTTTAATGGATCTTGTTGCTAAGTCAGTTGATGACTTTTTAATATAGTTACCTAATGTCTTACCACTTAACTCATCTAACTGATCTAATGCTTTACTTGACCAATATACTTCTGTCTCTTCTTTCTTTAACTTTGATTTCTTCTTTGTTTCTGGTGGTTTAACTTTCTTTACAAATGCTGCAAACTGCATCTTAGGTTTACCATCACCTTTGTAGAGACCATATGATGTACCTTCGTGTGTAAATTTCATACCCTTAGTTGCTTTGTCTTTAAGTGCTTCACGCTTTTTAGGATCCATGTTCTTTTCGTAATCTGCTAGTTTAGCAGCAAACTTTTTGTTATCCATTTTCTTGATAACTTTTCTGTCTGCCTTGTTAGGTCCTGTATATGAGGTGCTTCCAGTAACAGCACCACCGCCTGCTGCTGTACCTATTGCTGCCTCTTCGACACCTTGCATTTTACCTCTCCTGTTAGTTTGAGCGACACCTTGTGGTAGACCTGTATTACCTGTGCCGATTTTGTCGTTCTTCTTACGAAGTCTTTTTAATTTAGCAAAGGTGTTCATGAACTCTGCTGATGATCTAAAATCAGAATTACCTACATGCTCTACTGATTCTTTTTTCACTTTCTTTTCTGGTAATCCTTTATGTTTAGTTGATGCAAACTTCTTTGCATCTTTCATTTTTATGCTGGAAGCAACTCTGGCAACCTCAGATGAGGGAGCTTGCGTCGAATCCCCTTTTTGAAACGCTCTAACCATCCCGAAGAACCTTTGTTGTTTCTTTGAGACTGCGGGCATTTATCCTCCGACAATTTGAACTTGCTCAACAATAACTGCGTTAGAACCAGCGACAAGTTTTGCAACTCGTTGTATGACTGGCACAGTTCCTGCTGTTGCGTCTGCTGCACTAAGAGTGTATGCAGATCCTGCTCCTGATGCGTCATAGTCTGTTGTAATAGTAGAACCAGTGACTGCGGTAACTTTCTTCCCAGATGCTGCTGCGGATTCAAAATCAGATGTAAATCCATCTGTGTCTCCACCATCAACAGTCTGGATAAAATCACCAACACTGAATGTATGGCGACCACCACCTGAGAAACCTTCTGCTGTTACTACCATAGTAGCAGCGTTGGTTGCAGCAGCGATCTTTGCGGTTTTAACTTTACCACAGGAAACTAGCAATGCTTCTCCTGCTGCCAAAGTTATAGCGGGACCACCGTCTATCGCTAACGTTGACGCGGATGCTGCATAGCATCTAAGCACACCACTTTTTACCACGATATAGCTTGTGCCACTTCCTGATACTGTTTGGGTGTCAATTACATTTAATACTGACATTGGGTAAAAATTCTCCTACTATGTTATTTATCCTTTTCTTGCTTTAAGAATTTTGCAAGATCAGCAGTGCTACCAACGAACATGGTATTGTTAGTGACTTCTGTTTGTTTTCCTTTGCCTGGATTTTCTATTTCATTGACCTTCTTTTGTAGATCAACTAACTTGTCTGCCACGTCACCAACATGCTTTATGAGTTGTCCTGCAACTTCATATGCTCTTGGTTGATCAGACTCCTGTGCAAGTTCTAAAATACCATCTACTGCTTCTTGTCCTTTATCAATTAGTGTGTACAAGTTGCCTCTGGTATATTCATAATCTTTTTTAAGTTGTTGTTTATCTGATATATCTGCACTAGGTTCCACCTTCTTAATAGAAGTGTCTGTCTGCATAATTTCAGTCTTGACATCGAGGGCATCCTCGATACCAGCAAACTTACTCGTCTGCTCCTGTGGTTGGGTTTCTTGATTTTCCATCAGTAAACTCACTATAAAGTTCGTTGAATCCAAAGTCATCATCAGAGTCTAACAATGCATGATCTGCACTTGTTATGATGAATACATTTGAACTCGCTACATGTGCTGCTATGGTTGAATTATTAAACGCACGAGCAACATATAGTTTGTTGTCAACAATTTTTGTGACACGCATTACCTCACTATCTATCTGAATGTCATCTTTCAATGATATTCCAGATGCGTCTGTTACATTTATAATGCCATCATTATCATCTATATCTGCTGATACAGTTGTGACTGCATTGTTATCTCTTTCAACAAGAGATCTAGGTGTAGCAACATAACGTACCTCTCTTGGTGCAGTTCTAACTGCCTCAGTAGAGTAGTCGATAATAGTTTTCTTAATAAGTTCACCAGACTTATCAACTACTGGACCGTACATGTATGTCTTAGCAATGAATTGCAATGTATATATTAACGTTCTTCTGGTATCGTAGTCTCCTTCGTACTCGTCTCCGTAATCAATACTTGTTAGTGTTACAGGATAATCTTTTGTCTCTCCTAATTCTGGTACAAGATTCATTGTAATATTGAAACTTGGTTGGAAGAATGGAAGTATCTGTTCTAGTATTTGTAGAGCATCATCTTGGTTCTTACTTAATATTGCTAACTCAAAATTAATATTGTAAGGAACAGGCATGAATCCTTTGTTCTCTTTGGTGCCTGATGTATGTCTGATATATTGTGTTGGTGATACCTTTCTAGTAGGATCATAATTAATACCTTGTATCTCAAATGATATTCTAGGTAATGTAATCTGTACCTGATCCTGTGTTGTCAAGTCACCTAACTGACGTAAACGTGCTAAGAACTTTGCCTTTGGTCCATAAGCAAGGGGCACTTTCATGACCTCTGTCTTAGAACCAGATGTACGTCTGATTTCTATGTTATTAAATAACGTACCGAATCCTACAACGGTCTTTTTTATTATACCGTTGTAATTATATGAACCAAGCATTAGATAGAACCTCCACTATTTCCAAATTCACCGAATGGATTGCCTTGTGTAAAGTCTAGTATACCATCGGCAGTCGTCTCAATAGACGCATTAATATCAAATTCGGAGTTAGTATTATTTATTGTATTATATGATGCAGTTGTGAACGATGCACTAGATGTGCCACCAGTGATCGTTTCTGGGACCGTGAAGGTGCCTGATCTGTTAATCACTATCAAAGTATTGGTTGAACTATCAAATGACTTAACCTCAGCAGTAACATTAGATGTACCACCAGTTACAGTTTCACCAGCAGTGAACGCACCAGATCCACCAGCAACTAGACCAACTGTGATAGCATTGGCAAAGTTCTGTTCTAATGCATCTACTGCTGCCACACCAGTATCGATATCCTCGTCGCTGTACTCGAACAACTCACAGCGTAAACCCCAAACATAGTTCTTACCAAACTGGTAGAAAGGTTGTTCGTGCTCTACAAACTGTATCTCAAAAGTTTTATTTGCCATAGGCAAATGTATTAGGTCACCTTCGTTAGGTCTACCCTCTACAATTAAAGTTGCATTATCGTCTACTGCTGCTGTAAATCTTGACCTTGATATAACAAAGGTGATCTGGTCTTGTATTCTGACTCCAAACTTAGAGAAAATATCACCGTCGCCCCTAAAACCACCAGCATCTTCAATGTACGCTTCAATTAAGTGTGCTCCTTCAAACTTAGAGAGGGTATCCTCCCCGAAGACGCTATCTTCTTTAACAAGAGTTCTCGGGATATAGTAGACATCTTTGCCGAACATTTTAATCTGCTCTGTGACAAGAGACTCTTGTAAATCTTGCTCTCCTGTTGTACCGTTGGTAAAGTAACTGTTAGTTGCCATATCATCCTATCATGTCTAATGGAGGAGTTTCCCATGTGGTGCGAAGTTGCTCATCAAGGATCTTTAATTCCTCAACTGCATCATTATAAATCATCTCTCCGTTGAGAGTGACACCACCTGGCATTTGAACGCTAGTAAATTTAGTAAGATTCTGACCCCACTGTTTCTTTATCTTTGCAGTAGCATAGTCCTTTAACCACAACTGATTGTATATCTCAGTCCATGTGTCAGGTTGTAATGCTCTCCAACATTTGATAACAATATATTGATCTTCTAGTGCATCTTGTGACCAATCAAAGTCTAAGTAAACTTTATCTTGTACTGCTTGATATCTTACTGGATGCATACCTTCTAGTATGAAATCAATAGTCTCTAAGTGTTGTTGTATCATATAGTAATGATAGAACTGTGTAGATGTAAAATCATACAAGTCATTCAAACGCATTTGATATCTAATATCAAACATGTTTCTAGTACCTTTGTCTGTAAATTTAAAGATACCTTCAATAGATGTTATATGTTCTGGTACAGGAACAAATGCATTCTGTTCTGACCATTCGGTAGTGCCATCTGTTGCTAATGTTGTTGAGTTTGCTTTACCAGCAGTGATCTCAGCAGCAGTAAACTTATGTTTTAGATAAACACGTTCAGCACCTTCATAGTGATACTGTTGAAATTTCTGTATAGCGTAATCTATATTATCATCAACCTGATCATCAGACACGTTGATTTCTAATACTGGTTTACCGAGTCTACGGAGACAGTATTCTTTTAGTTCAGATTTTGAGGTTGGAGATGCCATTTACTTATAGAGCAGCGATTCTAGATTGGAAGTCAGCAAAGTCGGAAGACGCTGCTGTAACAGATTTCAATGTTGCTAATGTAATTGTTTCTGCCTGTAATGCAGATGCAGCAAGAGCACCTTGTGCAGCAGTAGCGTATGCAGATGCAGCAGTCGCAGCAGCAGTACCTAGTGTTGGTTTGTTGCTTAGATCATCATAATCATTAGATGTGGCAACAGCACCAAGAGAAGGTTTACCAGTTAGGTCTGCATATGCACCAGAGAATAATGTAGGTTTACCAGTTAGATCATTATATGCACCAGAGAATAATGTAGGTTTACCAGTTAGGTCATTGTATGCCCCAGAGAATACTGTTGGCAATGTGACACTCATCACACCAGTTGAAGCATTATATGATAAGTCTCCACCAGCACTGATTGCAGAACGTGCACGAGCAGTTGTGTGATAAAGATTAGTTCCTTCTGATAGATCGCTTGTAGATGCAGCAGCAATTCTTGCGTCTGCTCTTGCATTAGTAAAGTATAGATTGCTTCCTTCTGTTAGATCACTTGTAGTTGCAGCAGCGATTCTAGCGTCTGCCCTAGCATTAGTGAAGTATAGATTAGAAGAACCTTCTGATAAATCATCTGTATCAGCAGCAGCGATTCTTGCATCTGCCCTAGCATCAGCACGAGCGTTAGTGAAGTAGAGGTTAGTACCCTCTGCTAAATCTGCTGTATCATGATTAGAAAGAGAAGCAATAGTTGTTGGTATTGTGTATGAGAATACACCAGTAGAAGCGTTATATGATAGATCACCAGTAGCACTCAAATGTCCACGAGTTCTAGCAGCAGTAATGAATAGATTTGTGCTACCCTCAGTTATGTTGTCAGTATTGATATCTGACTGTGTAACTTGAAGACCACCACTAC